GACTTCATGATGGACAACGGGCACAGCACAAGGACGCGCTTTATCAGCCCTTTCTTCATCAGGTAGTCAGCGGCCCAGATGACACTGGCGGTCTTACCCGTGCCTTGCTCGTTGAAGCAGAACGCCCGGTGGCGCAGCGACAGGAACGACGAAGTCGTCTTCTGGTGGTCGAAGGGGGTATAGCGTCCAGTCCACTCGTAATCGCGCAACATGGGCGACGGAGGGTCAAACCCCAGCTGCGCCAGTGCCTCGGCTTCCTTGTGGCCCCACTTGACCAACACACCATCGCTGGTGCTGGCGCTCTTCTTGATATGGGTCGTAATGGCAGACGGGTCCGCCGCGCTGACGAGCAGCGCCTTGTCTTCAACAATCTGCACTAGTTTGCTCCTAGCTTGTTACTTCGAACGTTTACGTTCGCGTGCGCTAACCTCCGACACGAGGTTGCCTTTACTATCACGCTTGAACGAGCGGTTCTTAGCCTTCGGCTCGACCCGTAGGCCATCGCCGTTGCTGCCGCCCTTATCAAACGCGCGGACGTGGGCTACGTCCATACCATCGCCCTTCTTGACCTTGCCGACTTTCGCCAGCTTGGCGCGGGCTGCGTTGCGCTTCGCCCGGTTCTTCTTCTGCTCCGGAGTGCCTTGGTACTTATCGTACTCGGCGCGATAATCCCTAGCCATCCTCTACCTCCTTGGTCTCAAAGAACGGAGCCATCAGGGTAACAACTTGGCTCGTCGCTAACGACTTAGCTTCTACCACATCCGGCCACGCTTTGCTCGGTCCAAGTATGTGGTGAAGGTAGTACAAGTAGCCGTGCTTGTTAGCCCTACGTTGGTGGTAGTCGTCGAGTACCGGCTTCAGACTCAGCAGTTTCATCCGCGCCTCCGTGGCCGCCAGTGTTCGCAAGTCTCGACGGGGCACCAGCCGCATAGCCCACTAGGGTTAGCGTTCCACACGCCGTGCTCCATGGCCGCCTCCAGCTGGTCCAGCTGGGTATCAAACACACCCATATAGGTGGGTAGGTGCTGCCTGTGGTGAATCTTCCTAGGCATCTCCTGACTGACAACGTACAGCAGAGCAGACTTGATGGTCTCCACCTCGGGGTAGTGGATGAAGATTGCCCCGGCCAGCAGGTCCAGCTGCTTCATGTCGGCGTACTTGGCGTTCTTGCCGGTCTTGTAGTCGATCAACCACGCCTCGGAGCCATTGAGGATGAGCAAGTCAGCGATGCCCCGGTACCAGACGTTCTTATCGAAGAAGCCGCAGGGCTTCATGTCGCTCGTTACGCCTAGCTTAATCTCAGTAGCCTTGGTGCCCTTCTTCTTTGCCAGCGGCTCCACGATGGGGCGCATGAAGGCAAACTTCTCAGGGATGGGTGTGCCGTCTTTAATGAACAGCTCCGCAGCTTCGTGGACGGCGGTGCCGTAGTCCGCTGCTTCCCCCGGCTCGTCCTTGACGTCCTTCACCACCTTCAGGTGGAAGTACTTCTTCGCACACTGATCGAAAGTCTTGATGGACGAGTAGGACCAAGCAGGCATGTTCAGGTCAGCTCCCGCGCTAAGCGCTTAATGTTGGATATCAAGTTAGAGTTAGCATGTTGGGATGCTTCTGTCTTCTTACCATGGGGGTATACCCCTGCCAGCCGCCCGCCCAGCCGCACCTTGTAGTGCTTGGAGCCGGCCTCGACTTCCCACGGTATTCCTGTGCCGTTAAGCGCCTGCTTCACTTTTGGGTCTAGTTTCATAACACCTCCGGTATGGGGGCGACCGAAGCCGCCCCCACCCACATTACAGTCGGTCTGCAACCAGCTTGGCGTAGCCCGCGATATCAAGGAAGTTATCCTTGTGCGTTGGGTTGCCGTACAGGGTGCGCCCCATCTTGTGAGCGATCATCTCCATGCTCTCACGCATGTCAGCGTCCATGGCTTCCCAGCTGGGGCTGGTCCGCATGAGGTACTTCACCCCCTGAATGAACTGCGCCTTGCTGGCGTAGTCGCCGTAGTCCTCGCCACGCTCGGCCAGTACTTGCTCGACGATGTCGTAGGCGTGTGCCTCTTGACCACAACATTCCAGCGTCGGCTCAGGCGCGGCTGGTTGCGCCTTGGGGTTCATTTCCCTGTATACAGCCCATGAATGGCCGTAGCTCATACCTACCATTTTCGCGGTATCAGCAACGCTGTAGCCCCGCTCCAGCAGTTTGCGCGCCATGGCGCTCTTCGTCAGTTTACGCTTAGTCATTTCAGTTTGCTCCTTACTTCAGGTTGCCACCGCTCTTCAGTATATCACCGTCGTATGTATACGTGCCGGTGTGGGTCAGGCGGACAAAGGGGTGTGCATGGACTTTGCCACCGTGCTTCCGCCACAGCTCACAGAAGTGGTAGTCCTCCGACAGAAGGGCCCCGCTCTCGTCGATACTGGTAGCGAAATACTCATGGGTGAGGGGTTTAGCGTACTCACCCGTATCTGGGTCTTGGAAGGATGACACTCGGTAGGTCGGCACATGAGGCGCAAGCGCCTCGAAGACACCGCGTTTGATGAGCATGAAGCCAGTGCCGCCGTGGCGCACCTCAATGCAGCCGCTCTCGTCACTGTGCGCGTCCGCGCCGCCGACCATGTTGAACACGAAGGCCCCGGCGTGATGCTCCAGCTCGTCCACCTTGCCTGCGCTTGCAGCGCGCTTGACGCTATCCCAGTTCACTTCCTTCTTGGGGTAGATGCCGCAAGCGATGTCCTTGTCGGTGGCCATAAGGTGGGCCACTGCGTCCCCAGCGAAGCCAATGTCGGCGTCGATGAACATCAGGTAGTCGTGGCCGCTATCAAGGAACACACGCACCAGCTCGTTACGAGCGCGGGTGATAAGGCTCTCGTTGGTGATCTGACACCAAGCCACATGCACCCCCAGTTCGCGCATCTTGGCGACCGTGAAGAGTAGCCCCTGCACATACGCACCCGTGCACATACCGCCGTACATGGGGGTAGCGATCATAATGCTCGGACGCTTGGTCTCGACCGGCTTCACTTTGATTTCATCGCTCACTGCATCTGCTCCTTCTTGTGGGCGTAGACTTGCCGCGCAGCGGCAGCGAGGGTCACGCCGAAGTACTCAGCGATCTCCCCAAAAGGCTTACCCTCTACGTACATATCCCAAGCCACCTGCCGCTTCTCGGGTGTCCACCAGCCAGCAGGCTTGCGTGGGCGGCTAACGATGTTGCCTGTCACTTCTTACGCACCGCAAACTGGTGCCCGATGTGGACAATGTCAAGCCCTTCAGCGAAGGTATTAACAAAGAAGTCCACAGCCATCTTAGGGCGATGGAGGATGTCGCGGCTCTCGCCCCACAGGTAATCGTCAAACACCATGAGGCCACCCTGCTTCAGCAGCGGCCACGCCATACAGGCGTCGGTCAGCGCGTCCTTGGCGGTATGGCTACCGTCGATGTAGATGAAGTTATAGAGGTTCTTACCGTCAACCCAGTGTGCCAGCTTGCGCCCCAGAAACTCGGTAGCCGTACTCTTGTACTTGTAGACGCGGTTGTTCTCTGCATCCGAACCGGGGCTGGCAAACCGGGTATGGCCCCAGCTACCCTCGCGGCTACGGTGCTGTGCGGACTGGCAGTTGAGCGCCGCGATTATGTTATGGTCAAAACGCGCTTCGATACCCTGCACGGTTTCGGCACTATGCTCCTCGCTGCCCTCCCACGTATCCACGCAGTCGATCCAGTCGCCGGGGTTCATCATGTTCTCGATGATCCAGACAGCGCTGCGGCCCTCAAACGAACCGATTTCAAGGAACGACTTACGCTCCGGCAGCAAAGTAGCCAGCTGCTCCCACACAGGGATGTTGTGGCTGAACCAGTCTTGGGTGAATTGATATTCGGTCATTGGTCTGCTCCTATTCTGGTACGCGTTTGAAGTTAATAGTCGGGATTAAAACCACCTGCTCGACGTCCATCGGGTCGTTTCGGTCGTAGCGTCCGCCCGTACTTACGGTATGCTCAGTAGGCAGTTGTATAACGCCAAGCTGGTCAGTCCACTGCACAGCCAGAAGCGCATCCATGTTGTGGTTGGTTGCGCCACACAGTGCGTCGTACTTATTCTTACTCAGCATGTAGGTAGGGTATCGGCTGCGCTCGTTCTTTCTGGTTTTCACCTCGACCACACACTTGCGGTCACCGAACGAGAACATGCCGTCGTAGAACGCATACTCCTCGGTGGGTACCTCTGCCTCTAACCCGAACGCCCGCCCCAGTTTACTCAAGACGTAGTGTTGGTTGCCG